CACCTTGGCAATGTCCTTGCCAGCCTGCTCCGTGTGCTCCTCGCTGGCCGTTGGGTATAGAGCGTGGAGCAACTCGTGCACGATGATCGTGAGCTTGTGCCGCCCCTTGAGCCCGTTGTGGATCAAAATGCGTGGCCGCTTCGCCTTCTGGCTAAACGTGTAGCCGTACGCTTGGCCCTTGAGATCCGTGAACCGGATCAGCCACCGCTCGTCACCGTTGAGCGTGAACGTGTGATCTGCGGCCACGGGCGTCTCCTTTCGCCAGACTATGGCAGGGGCGTCAACCGTTCTTGGCCGGACCCCACTTGCCCACCGGGCAGGACTGATCCGCCCACGACAACTTTGACAGGAACGCTTTCTCCCGCTTGACGGGGCATCCGCACTTCTTGCACGCCTTGCCGTCGTAGTGTTCGCACCCTTGGCAGATGGCGAATCGGCGGGCCACCTCGTCCTCGCTTGCCATGGGGGCACCAGCGGCGATGTGCTTGGCTGCTGCGGTGGCGAAGTTGGCGGCCTTCTGCATGAGCGACGGACCGGGCTTCGCTCGCGGGTATGCCTCATGCGTCTCGTCCACGGTGATCGTGTCGCCGTCCTCGCTGACGATGCACGCACGCACCTCGTCGAGCGTGTAGCCACGCTCAACACAACGGGACTCAAGGTGGTGGCGCTGGCAGGTGATCATGGGAGCGGGTTGCAAGTGACCCACGATTCCGGGTCGGGAAGAAATCCGAGGTATGGGTAGTAGGCTGGTGGCGTCAGGCAGTTGCATCTTTCCCCAAGCGAACTGGGGTAGTCAGACGTGACGTACTCGCCTTCCAGAACGCTATTCTCGACATCGACGTACTGCTCCGTCACATCTTCAACCGTCGGCTCGCCGTCCTCCGGGCAGGCGGTCACGAGCAGCATTCGTATGCGCCATCTCCAACGAAAGTGCCCCGCTACTCCTCCACACACTGGCAAAATGTCGCAACAGCCGGCGGCTTGCTCATAGTCGATAACGAACGTCCAGTTGCAGCCAGCCAGAGGCCAGTTACCACCTTGAGCCGGATCGAATTGCGGGAGCCACTGTGTAGTCGGACCGCCGTTGATTGAACTGTCTTTGCTGTAGTATTTCTGAACTGCCTGCGGCTCAATCAGGCCGAAGGCTGGGCACAGAGAATCGTCGTTTGGCGAGCCGACTCGCTGAAGTTCCGGCCATACGCACTCATTGCACGGCGTGCATGGCACAGGCACGCAGCACGGGCATACCATCACGGAACCCGCAAGCGAAGGTAGGAGCTTGTTGCCGTCGCGGCGATGAATACCGCCGTGGCTGTAGCAGACACAATAGAAACAGTTGTAGTGGATGCCGTGACCGATATCACGCAGTTGGCTGTATTCAGAGATGCGGCCACGCTAGTGACCACTGCCTGCGATCCAGTCTGACTACAGAACGTCTGTTGCTGCGTCTGCGTGACAAACACCGCCGTGCGTCGTTCAAGCACCGGCACGACGAGCCACCAGTTCGTGCCTTCCTTGCCGACGATGCATCTCTCGTTTACGTAGCCAGAGTCTGTGATCGGCCAAGACAGGTTGGCCACGTTCGCCGTCGCTATCGGCGCGTACGAAAACGTGACAACCTTGGTTGAGCCAATCGGCCACGGGCCAGAGAACGTGGCTGCCCGTACCTGTTTCGGCACGCTTTGCTGCAGCACCTTGCCGAATCGCAGCGGGCTGGCTGGCGGCGCCTCTGTCTCTGACTGCCGCACGACGTTGGCAATCCTCTCTGCTGACTCCAGAGTGAACTGCACCGCGTCGAATGGGCCTTTTTTTCGAGCCATGCTCTATCCTGGCGGCGCGCCAAAAAGCGAAAAAAAGTCAGTTACTTGATTGACTCGGCGAGGCAATATTGCAGGAACGCCTAATGTCTGCGCCCCGAATCCATTGAGTCCAACCGGGTTCGGTGACGCGATCCACTCTCCGTTTTTGTCATCAAACACCATGCCGCGCTTCTTTACGCCGCCTTCTAGATAGTTCCAGCCTACGTCCGGCAACTGAAGCACCCACCCGGTCTGTCGGTACGTGAGCTCAACCTGCGTGGCGTAATACGTGTAGGTGACGTTATTGAAGAACTCGATCGTCTGCGTGGCAGTAACTCCGCCACACTTCCACGTGTGCTCCGGAGTCCCAAAGTAAGAACTGCCGTTAATGGTGTTGGTAGCCTGCATCTGTGCAAGCGGAAACGTCGAAGAGTTGTAACGCTTCACCGCCTTAACAATCGACTCTTCGGTTACGAGTCCCTCGAAGAAGTCATTGGCTGAGTTGGTCAATGGCCGCACATCGTTGTTGCCATTCCCAAAGTAGTAATAGAAAGTTGGAATCTGTGACGGCATTGATTGCACGTCCCACAACGGAGCTCTAGACGTTGGGGTAACTAAGTCGTTGGTCGATACTGCCCCGTATTCTGCAATGACCTCCACGTGGTACGGGCTGTCGCCAAACCGCTCATTGACCATCACCCTACGAAGGCCGAGCGAAGACCACGTCGGGTGTGCGGTCCCGAAGCCTCCAAGTCCCAATCGCGGGAAGATGTCTGTCTCGTTGAGCGGAGCGCCTTGCAGCGTGTCATCTGACAGCGTGCAAACAAACGTGCGGCGAGCAACGGCACGATCTCCGAGCGGGTAATCGAAGCTCCGCGCTAACTCAAAGTGCGAAACGATGCTCATTACCGAGGCTCCCCAAAAGAAGAGTAGCCAACAATAGACACAGGCGTGTTGAAGTAGTTTGCTGCCGCTTGCGCTATGCCGACAGATATCTTCTCCAATAGTTTCGTCTGAAGGCGCTGCTGGATCAGTGCTGGGTCTTGCGCTGTTGCCGCAAGGTTCAGCACCAAAGCGGCACCCTCAGCCGTGCGAATGTCTTGGCCGTTGACTGTGCCTCGGCCCAGCGTGTTCAGTTTTGTGAGCCGCTCTTCCTGCCGCTTGGCTTCGGCCTCGGCTATCTTTCGCTGTTCGTCGGCAATCCGCCGCTGCTCGCGGGCGTACTCTTCTTGTGCTCTCTTCTGCTGTTCTTGGTACTCCTTGATTGCTGCTTCCTGCTGACGGCGGTACTCTTCCTGTGCCCGCATTAGCTCTTGCTGCTGCTGCTTCTGACGCTCCAGTTGGTCTGCAGCGTCTTGCTCTCTCTTTCTCTTGACTTCATCAAGGTGCTCAAGCTCCGCGTTGAATAGCTCCTGCTGCCGCTGCACCTCAACATTGAAAGCCTCGGCGTCAAGGATGCCGTCGCGGGCCTGCTCTTGTGCGGCAGCAATGCCCTCCTGCAAACGCAGTGCAGCGTCAAAGCCGGCCTGCCCAAACTCTTGGGACTTGCCAATCAATCCGTCGATGCTCTGGTTGACGTTGTCGAAGGCCGCTTGAAATCCCTTGTCAAAACCTTGGCCGAGAGCCTGCTGCTGCTCTTCTAGTTTCGCCTGCAACTGGTCGAGCTCGCCCTGACGTGCTGCTGCGGCGTCCGCCTGGGCGGCATTGTCGGCTTCACGGGCGGCAGCTAGATCGGCAGACACGCGAGCCTGCTCTCGCTGCACAGTCTGAAGATCCGCTTCGATCTTGGCGGCAGCGTCGTTGGACTGCAGCAGTGCGTCAATCCGTTTCTTGTCGCTCTCAACAAGTCTGCTCTGCTCGGCCGCAAGTTCCTTTGCGGCGTCTACTTGTGCTTCGTAAGCAGCCTGCGCCCGCTCAGCTTCACGGGCCAAGGTTTCCTCACTTATGACTCCCTCTTGGAACTGCTGTTGCAACTCCTCGACAGCTCGCTTGTATTCAAATGACGCTTCAAATCCGGCCTGGCCAAAAGCACCAGACTCCTCGATAGCCCTAGCCAACTGCTCCCGCACCTTGGCAACCGCCTGCTCGGCGTCTTGCTTTACTCTCAGCTCTATCTCGGCGTTCTCCTCAATCGTGTTTATCTCCTGCCGAAACAGATCGCCGGCTTGCTCGGCAGACCTACGGAATGTCTCCTCGTTTATCATCCCGCGATCAAGCTGATTTTTCAGTTCGTTGATAGCCTCTTGGTAGCGAAACGCGGCTTCCAAGCCAGCCTGCCCAAACGCTGCGGATTCGTCGATCGCGTCGCTGAGGCTTTTTGTCACACCATCCATCAGCCTTTGCAGAGACTCGGCCTCGGCCTGCGATTGTTCAAGGGCTTCTCCAAGTTGGGCTGCACCAGAGGCTGACTGCTCGGCATCGTCCCCGAACACTCTCAAGCCAGAACCAATAAGATTAAGCTGACTGATTAGGGGAATCTGGTTTGCGATGGCGTTTGCGATGGCCTGCGAAGCCACTTCGTTTTCCTTCGAAAACCGATTAACCGCAGCAGTGATTTCTGTGAACGCCCTGGAGACATTGCCGGCAGTGTTTGCGAAGGCCGCAGACGATTGATCGGCGAATGCTTTTGCGGCTATTGCAGCGCGGTCAAGCTCGTCGCCAAAGCGAGCAATCTGCTCACGCTGGCGATCAGAGATGGCCGCACCAAGCCGCTCTAGCTCTTTTCTGGCAGTAGCCAACTCGTCAAAGACGGGCAGCAACTCAACGCCCGCTTTCCCGAAAAGCTCCATTGCCACGGCGGCACGCTGGGCAGGATCTTCAATCTGGCCAACTGCAGCGGCGACATCAGTAAACAGCTGCTCAGGCGTGGATGCTTGAACGTCCGCAATCGACAGCCCAAGATCGTTAAACGCAGCAACGGCAGCGGACGATCCGTTGCGAGCGTCGTTAACTGATTTGAGAAAGCGGTTGAATGAGCCTCCCAACTGGTCCACGCTGGTGCCAGTTTTTACTGACGCAACTTGCAAGACTTGAATGAAATCAAACGATACGCCGAGCCTGTCGGCAAGCTGAGTAAGACGCTCAACCTCAGCCTCGAGCGCCAGCAGGTTGCGACCTACCGCAATCGCACCAGCCCCAAGCGCGGCAGCGGCAGCGGCAGCAGCCGTGAACGGATTGATCAATGACGACGCGGCAGTGCCGAGCGACGCCAAGTTGGCGTATATGTCGCCAGAGAAAACTCGCTGCAGCCCTTGAGCCGCGCTAGTGATCCCAGAGAGCCGGCCAGCGATGTTGCCTAGCGGGCCAGGCAGTGCGGCGAAGATGCCGCTGATTTCATTGAACTTGAGCCCTGCGTTTTTTGCACGCTCAGTCTGGTCAGCAAATGTGTCTGCCGACTTGGATGCGCGGGCCAGTGCTGCATCAGCTTGAGAAACACCGCGGGCGTACGTCTCGCCGCTGATAGCGCCAACGCGCACGAGATCGTTCAGCCTCGTCATTCGCTCGGCGTGAATCTCTTGCTCAGTCCTAAGCTCTCGCGTTACTCGCGCGCCTTCCTCGAACGCATCTGCGGTTTCTCTGACTTCTTGCTGCAGAGCCGCAAACTGGGCTGCGTATTCCCTAGCGTTGAGCCCGCCCTGCAACTGCTGCGCAAGATCCGCAAATCGCTTATTGAGGGAGTCTTGAGCGGATGCTGCCGCCTCGCTGTCTTTGGCAAACTTGTTGAAGACAGTCGTTGTCTTGGATGCCGCTTGGCCCAGTTGCTCCAACGCCCTCTCTGCAGGCGTGAGATTCTTGACAACGCCAGAGGCGTCGGCGTTGATCTTCATCGCCAGTGAGAGAATGTTTGCCATCAGTCCTTGGCGAAGGCCAGCAGCTTCTGAAGCTCGGCCCTCATCTGGTCTACGTGTTGCGGGGCTTTTTCAATGGGGTTGAAGTCTTCGGCCTTCGGGGCTTTGCCTTGCGGGCTGTACGGTGCGAGCACGGCACTGGTGAGCAAGCCCGTCTGCCGCCACGGATCGGGCAAGGCTTGGTAGTACCGCGTAAAAGCGATCCACTCCGAAAGCTCTTGCGAATCCATGCGGCGTGACAGTTCCCGCACCGTCATGCCTAAGTGCCCAGCCAGCCGAAACAAAAACTTTCTCGTCGGCCGGGCGTTTAGTTTTTTGCGAGCTCCTCCACGTCGCTCTCGGTCATGGCGTTGTGCTTCATCGCCTTCTCAAACAGTTTTGACACGACGGCGGCCGACTTCTTTGCCAGGGCTTCGATGCCCTTCTCGTCAAACAGCCGCTCGCCGCTCTCGGGATGGCAGAGGCAGCGGGCGAGGTACTTCGTGCGGAAGTTGTCCACGCCCTTTTCCTTGTTGCCGATCCACTCCCGCTCGTAGCTGTCCCGCTCCTCCACGGTCATCACTCGGATGCCGAGCACGAGCGGCTTGCCGTCGCCGCCCTTCCACTCCTTGACGGTGACTTTGAGCACCGGCATATCGTCGGCGGCGAGAATCTGTGCGGCCAGTTCAGAAACGCTGAGCATGTGTTATCCCTGAAGTCTGAGGGTCACGGCGTACCGTGCCACGTCGTTCACCACGCCCGTCAGCGTGAACTTCTCGAGCACCGCCACTGCGGTATAGCCAAGGCCGCCGCCAGCAATAGTGACGGTGCCACGCTTGCCGTAGTTGGCGGCTGAAATGTTCGCCGCGTTCAGGCACTTCATCTCTATAGTGCCAACGTCAAGCGTCCACGTGCTGGCACGGGCGAGAGGCAGCGAGCCGCCGTGAGTCACGACGAGCTCGGCCACCTCTCCGAACGAAGTGCCATCCCACGTAGCCGTAACGCCCGAAGCATAGGTTGCCATGACGGGCCTCCGTCACGGACTAAGCACGGGCAATGCGAACCGTCGCCTGGCCTCGGATCGCATCCTGAGTCGCCAGCGTCAGCGTCGAGCTCTGCACGGTGCCAGCCCGGCTGAGCAGCGAAGAGCCGCCCACCGTGATCGCCAGTGTGCCGGTCGCACGGTCGGCAATCAGCGTCTTGCCGACGTAGTCAAACTGCACGGTCTGGCCGGTGTCGCCAGACACGGAGCCCGCAAGGGGCAGGTCGAGCGTCTTAGCCGTCTCGCCAGCAGTCTGGCCGAGATGCGAGACATTGATCTTTTCATCCTCGGCAGTCGGGTCCGTCGCCGACACGACGAT